ACGCTCGTCGGCCAGCCGCGGGCCGCGGAGAAGGCTGCCTCGTCCCAGTCCTGCGTCGGTCCGGTGGCCGACAGCGTGTCGATGACGGTCGCGGCGGCCGAGGCGGGATTGTTGAGCGCGTCGATCCGCACCCGCCTGCCGCCGATCCTGAACGTCGCGCCGACATGGCTCGCGGTGAAGATCGGCGCCGACGCGGTCAGGATGGTCGATCCCGTGGTCGCCGACGGGCTGAGCGTCACCTCGGCGGGGGCGAAGCGATGATACGGTTCAGCACTGAACCTCCAGGGCGCGATCGACCAATCGGTGTGGCTCGTGCGGGTGACACGCTGCGGTGGCACCTCGGGATGCACGACGAGCAGCGTATCGGCGCTCTGGGTCCAGGCGAGCTGCGCGAGCTGCGCCTCGGTCCAGGGTGTCGCGATCGCGGCGATCTCGGCATCGCCGCGCCAGACGCCGAGCCGGCGGTCGGTCAGCACGAGGAGATAGGTCTGCTCGGTCGAGAACTCGAAGGCGATCAGCCGCGCCTGACCGGGCAGCACGCCGAGATGGCGCAGGCCGGGCCGGCGGCGCACCCCGCCCGTCGGCAGGATGAACACGTTGGTGAGCCGAGCGGCGCCGTTCTCGTAGGCGCGCAGATCCGCCCGCCCGAGCAGCTCGGGCGAGAGCTCACCGGCGGCGAAGCTGGTCTTGATCCGGCGGACCGCGGACATCTCAGCCGCGCGCTCCGACCAGGGAGAAATCCTGCACCGCGAGCGGGGTGTCCTGCTGGCTGTCGGTGAGCCGCGCGGCGCGGAACTCCGCCTCGGCGAGCCGGAACATCAGCTCGGCGCGCGCGGTGTTCTCGGTCAGCGGAATGACGAACTCGGCGGCAAGTCGCGCGATCAGCGCGCCGTCGAAGAACGGCGGGAAGGACTGCTCGGGCGGGCGGAAGATGTAGCTCAGCACGATCTCGGCGGGGTCCGCGTGCAGCCGGTTCTCCGCGATGCGGTAGGGCACGCCGCGGCCCTCGCCCGCACGGCCGGCGGAGAGCGCGCGCAGGAAATCGGGCGGCAGCTGGAAGGCGTGCGCGTAGTCCGCGATCGGCGCGGCGGCGAGCCGCGGCAGCGATGCCTGGGCAGTGGCGAAGCTCCACGGATAGGCCGAGAGCAGGGCGTCGCGCACGGAGGGGTAGAGATTGGCGGCGACCTCGGCCTCGGCGGTGCCTTCGTCGAACGAGGCGATGGTCGCGGCGCCGATCTTGATCAGCGCGCGCGAGCAGAGCGCGAGGGCGGAGAGCGCCATCGGGGAGACTCCAGCGGACGGACGAAGCGAGAACCGTCACCGTGCCCCTCTCCCGCATGGCGGGAGAGGGGAGAGTGAAGCGATGCGGTCGCTATTCCCTGCACCGCATGCGCACCACACCGTCGGGATCGATCAGCACCGCGCCCTGGCTCATCATGTTGTTGACGAACCAGGCGGCACGCTCGCCGTGCCAGGTGATGTCGGTCTGCACCTCGGCGCCCACCGCATGGCCGATCGCGGTGCGGTGGAACCAGTAACAGTAGCGGAGGGTCCCGTTGCGGGTGAGCCCCGAATGCGGCATCCACAACGTCCCGAGCCAGCGCTTCGCCTGGGTGCCCTTCCAGGGCAGCTCGTCGTCGCCGATGTAGTCGGCGTTGGCGAACTCCGGGATCTGCAGCAGATCCGACCACTGCTTCCAGCCGATCACGGCGAAGCGCTGGCCGTCATCCGGCACGTCCGCCGCGCCCAGCATCTCGAAGGCGAGCAGGATCTTCTGCTTGGTCAGGCCGTCATCGTCGGTCTGGCCGGCACCGGCGCCGACCGCCTCGCGTGTCGCCGCATCCAGCGCGGCGATGATCAGCTCGTCGGTCTTGCGCCCGAGCGCGTAGGCGCCGGCATTGGCGATCACCGCGCGCTCGTCATGGTTGATCTTCAGCTCGTCGAGCTTGTCGATCCAGTCGCCGGCGTAATAGTCGGCGAGGAAGCACTCGACTGGCTCGTGCTCGAGGTTCATCACCGGCACCGCGCCGTGGCGCGCCTTGGTGCCGGCCACACCCTTGCCGACGCGCTGGAACACGGTGGAGGCGCCCTTGACGCCGGTCTTGGAGCGGACGGTCGGGCGCAGCTTGGAGCCGAGCCGCTGGTAGGACTCGTGCACCTCCGTCTGGAACTGCTTGACGAAGGCCTGGTCGATCGAGGTCGCCACGATCGGGTTTCCTTGCTTGCGGTTGCGGAGCGGGTTCGGGGTGTCGCGCGCGGTTCTCCCGGACGGGGCCGCTCGGCGCACGCGCGGATGCCGGGCCGTCCGGCTGGACGGTTGGCCGGCCTCCGGCCGGCACGCTATCGGAACGAAAGCGCACCGAAACAGGCGGGACGGATGCGCGGGGAAGGGGAACGCGCATCCGTCCCGGTTCCGGGGCGAGCGCGGGAAGGGACGCGCTCGGAAGCCCCGGCCCGGTGCCCGGGCGCCATGCAGCGCGGGCAGCCGAGAGGGTTCGGATGTCGGCGGGCTCAGCCCTCGCCGGGAAAGAGCCGGCGGAAGCCCTCGGAGACCCGGCGGACGAAGTCAGGGTCGCGCTTCCTCCAATAGCGCGGGTCGCGCATCATGGCGCGCAGCTCCTCCTCGCCGAGCGGAGCGCCTGCCTCTGCACCGCGCAGGAGGCCGGGCTCGTCCTTCTCCATCATGCGGTGCAGGGCGAGGACGCCCTCGAAGGTCGAGGAGAGGGCCTCGAAGACCGGCTCGGGGAGCTTCGCCTTGCCCCAGGCGGAAAGCTGCTTGGCGATGCGCGTCCAGCGCTCCTCGCCACCGAAATGATCCTTCAAGCGCTCGATCTGGCGCTCGGCCTCGAACATCTGCGCGGCCTCGGCGATCAGCGGCAGCAGCCGCTCGGCGGCGAGGTCGTAGACGAGCTGCACCTGCTTGGGTGTGAAACCTGCCTGATGCAGGCGCGTGTTCACCTCCGGATCGGGGGCCAGCAGGGGATGGCGGGGCTCGATCGTGTAGGCGTCCGGCGTCTCGGGCACGCCGAGCGCGCGCAGGAGGCGGCGGCGCGCCTCCTCGTCCGCCTCGTCCTCGGGCAACGGCACCATGCGCGCGAGCCGCTTCTCGAGCTCGAGATAGGACTTGAGCAGCGCGTCGACGCGGATCTGCCCGGCCTCCTCGTCCCAGAACTTCTCCGGCACTTCGCGCGGCCGCCTGCCGCGCGCGGGGGGGAGCGCTCCGTCCTGCTTGCCGCCCGCGTCCTCGAGCGTGATGTCGATCAGGTTGTCAGCCATGGCTGTGTCCTCGTCAGGCGGCCGGATCCAGGCCGGGGGGCAGGGCGTCGTCGCTGGGCGCCGCCGCCGCGGCCGCGGTCGCGGGTGCGTGCGCCTCCTCGGCCGCACTCACGACGAGATCGGGCGGCACGCCGAGCACACCGGCGAGCCAGCGCGCAGCCGCGGCCGGATCGGCGGTGCGCGCAGCAGCGGGCCCGAGCGCGCGCACGGTGTTGAGCCACGTCAGCGTGCCCGAGGCCTCCGCGCGCGCCTGGACCTGGGCGAGCGGGCTGCGCCAGACCAGCCCGGCAACGCGGCCGTCGAGGCCGAAAGTCGGGACGAGGCCGCGGCGGCGCAGGATCGCGAGGCAACGGTCGATCAGCGGCGTCAGCAGCTCGGTCTGCAACCGGCCGAAGGTGGCGCCGAGCAGCCGCGCCATCTCGGCCGACCGCTCCAGGACCTCGGTCGCGGTCATGCGCGCGCCCCGCACGGGGCCAAGCCGGTCGGTGAGCAGGGCGTGGCGGATGCGCGCGCGCAGATCGTCCAGCACCAGTTGGCTCACGTCGAACCGCCCGGGGGCGGCGAGCGGGGTGAGCCCGGAGGAGCCGACCGCCTTCGGAATGATCGCGCCCGGCACCAAGCGGATATTGGCCGGGTTCAGCACCCCGTCGTCGTCGGCCTGCCAGATGCCTGTCACCGCGATCGAGGCGTTCTTGAGGATCAGCTCGACCACCTTGTTGGCGGTGCGGATGTCGGGCAGCGCCTTCATCACCGGGCTGCGGCCGTAGGTCTCGCCGGGCGCTTTCATCCAGCGGAAGGCGATGAAGGGCGAGGAGGCGAAGCGGCCGCGCGCGAGCACGGACGCCGGCTCGTCGCCCGCCCGCAGCAGGGCGGCGTAGAGATAGCCCCGCTGGTCCGGGATCACCGCCTCGACCACCTCATGCCGCTGCGGCTCGCCCTCGTCGTGCTCCGGCGCGAGCAGCGCGCGCGGCAGCCCGGCGCCCGGGAAACGGGCGCGGATCTCCTCGCGCGTCAGGCGCAGCGTGCGGAAGACCGTGTCGAGCCTCCGGTCCTGCCCCTCCTCGAGCGTCACCTCGGCGAGCGGCACAGCGGCAAAGCGCAGGCTCGATGGTTCGCCCGGCGGCGCCTCCTCGATCGCGAGACAGGCCGTGCCGGCGATCACGAGGTCGAGGAAGCACTGATGCATCTCGACCGCGAAGTTCGACCGCTCGATCTCGGCGTGCAGCGTCTCGGCGGCGGTCTCCAGCGCCGCAGCCCATTCGTCGCCGGTGAGCGTTGCGGGCATGGCGCGGCCAGGCGCGAAGCCGAACCAGCGGGCCCAGGGCGGGGTGAGCTCGGCGAGCAGCGAGGCGGCGAGCTGCTCGGCGGCATCGGGTGCGGTGCCGTCGTAGATGGGAACGCTCGTCTCGCCCGGCCGGCCGGGGAGGGCGTGGTCGTAGCAGTCCTTCCAGATGCCGTCCCAGAGGCGGCGGCGGGCGAGCGCGCGCGCCTGGCGCGCGAGGATCGCCTCGGGGTCGAGATCCACCTGCAGCCTCACTCGCCGAGCAGCGACTTGCGGTTGACGGGGGGCAGCACATCGGCCAGCACGCCGCGCCAGGAGGTGGCAACGGTGCCGGCCATGCCGCGGCGGCGCGCCTCCAGCGCGGCGATGCGGGTGGCGCGCTGGTCCTCCTTAGCCGCCGGCGCGGCAGTCTGCGGAGCCGGCGGGGCGGCAGGAGGGGGTGCGGGCGCGCGGAACAGGCCACCCATGCGAGCTCTCCTCGGGGCTGGGCGCGGGCCGACAAGCCGACGGCCGGCCCCGAGGGGCCGGCCGTCGTAGTCGGGGAGGGAGGATGGAGCCAGAGGGCGCACTGCGCCCGTTGGCCTGATCTTTCTACCGGCGGGGGAGCCGGAGCGTCAAGACATTTTTCCTATCAATCCAGCGCCGCCATGGCGCTGGAGGCGCCGGTATAGGCCAAAGGGCGTGAGCACCAGCCTCCAACGCAGGCCGAGCAGCCTGAGGCAGGCGGTGACGCAGGTGAAGGGCGCGAGCGGCGGCAGCAAGGCGGGCGCGGCCGGTGCCGGTGCGAACGGCCCGAGCACGCGGAAGCCGGCGCGGCGCCAGAACGCCGGCAGGTCGAACTCCGGCCCGACCCTGAGCCGCTGCACGACCAGCCGGTGCGCCAGCGGATCGACCAGCGTCCAGCCGGCGCGGTCCGCGACGGCGCAGAAGCAGTGCCGGAACCCCGGCCGCAGCAGCTTCAGCCAGGGAAGGTCCGCGCGGCCCGAGAACGCGACCCAGATCGTGCAGTCCGGCGTGCGCTCGGCACGCCGCGTCACACGACGATGCCCTTCATGCGCAGCGGCCACTCGAGTCGGTCAAGCGCCTCGCGCCACAGCCTGAACGCCGAGCGGTCGCCCGGATGGCGCGCATCCGGCGGCATCTGCAGGTCGCCGAAACGGCGCAGCACGCGCAGATGCGCGATCTCGATCCGCCGCTGGCGGTAGAGCCGGTCGAGGCAGCGAATGACGTCGTCGGGCTCGCAGGGGCGGGGCTTGACGCCGATCCCGGCGACGATGCGCGCGCCGGCGTTGCGGGCGGTCAAGGCGGCGATGGTCCAGAACCAGGCCTCCTCGGCGGAGGCGAAGGGCTCGGTGCGGCTGGGGCTGGACAGCACGGGGGCGTAGCGGCGTTCGGCGGCAGCGGGCATTCGGTCCTCGTCGCGGGAAGGTGGTGAACAAAACAGGAACATTTACCCGCGGTTGCGGCAAGACCGCAAGCCTAAATGGAACTCATTCCTAGTGATCGGCGCGCGGAGCTGTAGGAGAATGTGCCTATCATGCGGCACGAGGACATCTGGCGCGCGATCGACGCGCTCGCGGCCGAGCACGGCCTCACACCCTCGGGCCTGGCGCGCAAGGCCGGGCTCGATCCCACCACCTTCAACCGATCCAAGCGCGAGCAGGGCGGCAAGCCGCGCTGGCCCTCGACCGAGAGCCTCGCCAAGGTGCTCGACGCCGTCGGCGCGCCGCTCGAGGCCTTCACCGCCCTGGTCACCGGGTCGGCCCCGATGCCGCGCCGCGGTGCGGCCGCCGCCAGTCGCCGGATCCCGCTGATCGGCCTCGCCCAGGCCGGGTCCGACGCCTATTTCGACGACGCGGGCTACCCCGTCGGCGGGTCGTGGGACGAGATCGAGCTCCCCAACATCAACGATCCGCACGCCTATGCGCTGGAGATCAGCGGCGACTCGATGGAGCCGGTCTACCGCGACGGCGACATCGTCATCGCCTCCCCTGCCGCGCCGACCCGCCGCGGCGACCGCGTGGTGGTGCGCACCGTGGCGGGCGAGGTGATGGCCAAGGAACTGGTCCGCCGCTCCGCGCGCCGGATCGAGCTCGCCTCGCTGAACCCGGCCTTTCCCGGCCGCAGCCTCGACGTGAACGAGGTCGCGTGGATGGCGCGGATCATCTGGGCGAGCCAGTAGCCTGTCCTGCCAGCGCGCCGACGGCTTGTCCCTCGACGGCCCGGCCGTGACCGCGGTGTGGCGGGCGTCCCCCCTTCCCCCCGCCCCGCGCGCGGCAACCGCCGCACGACGGTGCGGCCGCCCTGCTCCGGTCGTCAGGCGGTGGCCTCGACGCGCGGCACCTTCCGCTCCAGGGCCGGCACCAGCGGCAGCAGCTTGATCAGGTCGCGTTCCGCCCTGCAGGCGAGGTAGTGCGCGGCGGGCGGGGCATCACCGGCGCTCTCGGGGGCGAACTCGCCCGCCTCGGTCAGCGGGAACGGCGTCAGGCCGATATCGCTGTAGACCTGCAGGAGCTCGGGACCGACGCGCCAGAAGGCGGGATCGACGTCCTCCTGCTCGCAGAGGTCGCGGAAGCGCCAGATCGCCGAGACGCGATCCGTGGGCTCCCCCGCCGGATCGCCGATCGCGAGCCAGATGCCGGGCAGACGCATGAAGGCGATGACGGCTCGGCCGTCCTCGCCGAACACCAGTCC